AGAATGTCTGGTTATATAGATACGCATTAGCTCTTACTTATCCAGAATTGAACAGCTTTCAGAAAGTAGAATATTTAGAAAATTTGTCGGTAAGTGATTTAGCGATAATTCGCGCATTCCATGATAAATTTTTCCACGGGCCAAAAATGGAATATAAGTATGAATGCCCAGAATGCGGAGGTACTGGTGTGATGCCAGTTCCCTTTCGAATTGAAATGCTTTTTCCATATGGTGAGTCCCTTACAAGAAATTTTGGAGACTCAGTTTAGATTATTGTATTATTTAAAGATGAGTGTTTCAGATTTTGATAATATGGATATTAGAGATATAGATTGGATGTATTCTAGATTGAATAAACAAAAAGAAGACGAAAAGAAAGCAAAATCTAATGTCGGACAATAAAACATTCGGATGGTCAGAACAATTTGCTAAAGAAGGTTTCTCTATATTCAATGAGAAGTCGGTAAAACTTTTCCGACAAATGCAAATTAAATATACTGACTTTCATTCATTCTTTGATAAATTATCTTCGCTTTATCAAGGTCAGAGGATGACTGCTGAACAAGAGAAGGCTGGTAAGAGTATTGCTTTGGTTGAAGATATTGTTAGTCAGATTGACAAATTATTAGATGCTAAGACTACGCCGTCGGCAAAAGAAGTTGATTCTCTATTTAATTTGACTAATGAATTGGACGAGAATATAAAATTCTTTCGTGGACAAGGAATAGAGAAGCTTTCATTTGCAATGCAGAAGAGGATTGAGGAAGCCGAGAGCAAGACAGGAATAAGTTTAGATCGACTAGGTAAATCTGCCGAATTGATGATGGCTAAAACTAGGACAGTCGGCCGAACTAAACAGGAACAATTTCAGAAGCAGCATCCGTTAATGGCTGAAACTATGAAGGGATTGGGAGGTATTGGAGCAGGAGTAGCCGGCGCTATGTTAGGTCCGTTAGGTGGAATAGCTACTAAAGCTTTTGATTTATATCGGAAACAGAGGCAAAAGAAAATTACAGTCGGAAATATGGCAGCGGCTTCTGATTTATCTCTTGAGAGTGAACAATCTAGTGAATCGTTAAGAAAAACACATGATAGATTATTTGCAGGAGGCAAAGACCCGATTCCTGAAACTGTTGCTGAAAAGAGTCGGACGATTACTGAAGGACTGGCACGATCTCAAAAGGCTTTACCTCAAATCAGTAAAGATCAAGGCGGAATGGTAAAGACTACTTCTGTCGGACTTGGTAATGCTTTGTTTTCTTTCTTTCAAAACGACGCGTATAGAACGAAGTGGACAAAAGATTTGATGGATGTTTTGAATAAGATTGCCGGTACAAAGGGTAAAGAGCAAGTTGGTACTACCGCTTCAGCCGGTATTGGTTCATCATTATTAGCTGGAGGTATTGGCGGGTTATTAACTAAATTAGGTCCGATGCTGGCTAATGCCGCTCCTATTTTAGCCGGAATTGCCGGATTAGGAATGGGAGTATGGGACGCTTTTAAAGCTCAAAAAACAGCTAAAGATAAAGGATGGTTAGGTAAACCTGGTGAGGAATTACACGGTGGGCAAAAGATTGCTGCTGGAGTAGGAGGAGTTTTAGGCGGTACAGGACCAGGTGTTGGCGAAAAGGGTGTTTCAGTTGGGGATGTAGCAAAGAACGCGCTTTGGGGAACGATTAAAGGGGCAGCAATTGGATTTATGGTCGGCGGTCCTATTGGTGCAGCGGTAGGCGCAGGTGTTGGGTTATCTGGTGGATTAATTGGCGGAAAGAGAATTGCTCAGGGATTGCAAAATGCAACCAGAGCGGTAACTGGAACATTAGAGAAAGCAAAAACTAAACCTGATGATGAAATTTTAAATCCTATTAGACCTGAGAATTTAGATGTTATTCATGTTCGGAAATCAGCTGAGGAATTATCATCTTTAAATATTGAAGGTAGTAATAAATTAACCGAGGCAATCGACCGATTAACTGGTAAATTGGGACAATCAGCAAAAACAGGCAATGGAACTTCATCTGGCAATTTTCAAGCTACTACTATCGGAGATCCTATGATCGAATCCTTGAGCATGGGAACTCTAGACGTGGAGTAATTATGTCATTCATAGATACGGTAAAAGGCGAAACTAAAGATATTGCGGAAACATTAACTGGAATAAGTTTTAAGAAAAGTTTTACCTCTCCAACACAAAATGGTAGAAAGGTTGTCGGGTTTAATGAGACAGCTTTTCAATATGTAGATCAAAAATACCGAGTAGTAATAGAGAATACTCACTGGCGGGTTAACGCCTGGCTTCAAGATGATTTTGAATTTAAAGTCGGTTCTCATTGGGATTCGCTGATAAGTATTCCGGGACTTAATGAACTAGCAAAAGTCGGAGAAGGGATAATAAATTCTGGTGTGAAGGCAGCTACCGGCGCAACTTTACATAATGTAGCAATGACTAGAAGAAAATGGACAGGTTCTGATCCATTGCAGGCAACTTTAAAACTTAAATTTCGTACATATGATAATGCGGATAAAGAGGTGCTTCAAGCCTGTCAAGCACTGCAATCGATGTGTTTGCCAGCCGAAATGGAATTAAATTTAGGTAAACTTTACAATGGCCCTGTTCCTGGATTTTTAATTCCGCCAGGTCCGAATGAGATGTATATTGCTAAAGGAGCAGATAAAGGATTAGGTAAAGTATTCGGTAATAGCGATCAGGCTGCTCAATCCTTTGGACGCAGTGGCGATATTATCAGTATAGATTTATTCAATGGTGGATTTTATTTAGATATGGTAGTAATAAATGATGTAACCGTTAAATTTGATTCCAAAATGACAGAAAAGGGCCCAGTTGCTGCTGAAGTAACTGTTAATTTGCAATCATATGAAGTATTAACCAAGCAAAAATTAGGTAAGGTTTATAATAATTTAGGATTTCAAAAGGAAAAATAATGGATAGAACAAAATTTTATTTTACAAATACCATTGATGATGTAGAGGAACTTGATTATCTATACAATAATTTGACTAAATTTGAAATGGACTATCCTGCCGGCTATTACGTTGTTAGACAGGACGATTTAATGCGGCCAGATATGATTAGCTATAAGTTATACGGAAGTGTAAGCTTCTGGTGGTTGATTATGATGGTAAATGGTATACAAGATATATTTACCGATTTAGAAGTAGGATTGACTTTAGTTATTCCTAATATTTTAGATATGTATACATTTAAGAAGAAGTGGACGGCTCGGACTTAATATGTCAATTCAGACCGGTAATAAAAAAGAAGTAGAAGCTAGTGGAAGATACCACCTTAGATTAAAGTTTGGTGATAGTGATATGTTTACTAATCCTACTACTTTAAAGGAATTGACTATTGTTCAGGATTTAGAACATTTTCTGCCGATGTTTACTTTGTCTTTAGTGGATGGTACCGGCGACCTTATTCATACTATCCCATTTGACCGAAATATGAGTAAAGTTTATATCGAGTTAGCTGATGACTACGTATCTGAAATACGTAACTCTTGGGATTTTATGGTGTACAGGAGAAAACCGGTATCAGATCAATCTCAGCCATACGGCATTTATACTATAAACGGTTTACTCGATGTTGAAGGGGTGTATTCGCCAGATTATTGTCGAGGTTTTAATCAGAGTATTAGTACTACCCTGACTGATATTTCGGTAAATGAATTGAAGATATTAAATACTGAAATTGGAAAATCATTAGACTATATTAAAAATGTATTACAACCTAGATGGTCTAATATTCAATTCTTAAATCATCTTGCTGATAATTTAGAAGGCAGTAATGGTGAGAGCGGGTATAAGACGTTTGTAAAATGTTATAAGCAGAATAAGTATTTTTTATTTAAGAGCTTGGATGAATTAATAAGTTCGTCCGTAAAGTATAAATTTATATTGAAAGATACCCCATACGAAGATAGATACCAGATATACAATTATTCAATTATAGATAATTATAAAATCTATAATACATTCGCTTCCAGAGATCAACATTACGCTTATTTTAATTATGATACCAGTACATTTGTAACTGGATCACACGATGCCAGCGAATTTATTTCAACTACTGATTTTTTTCTGATCGATCAGAATGATACTGACGAAAGCGGGTATATTTGGGAAACTGGAAGAAGTAATGATTTTACTAGCAATTTCAATGGACAAGTAAAAGGAAGTTTTCAAAATAGAGTAAATAATTTGGTTAAACTTTGGATTACAACTAAAGGATTGCCGAACATTTGTCCGGGAGATACTGCCGAGATATTTTTTCCTCAGGGAATTATTGGAGACAAGATGTATTCATATCAATATTCCGGTTATTGGTTGGTTGAACGCGTAGTTCAGATGGTTGGAGATACTTATCTGACTAAACTTCTGCTTACACGTACGGGGATAGACACGGACGTTAAAAATACCTTGATGAGAGCAACTAAAAAGAAGAAGGCATAATGGCTGAAATAGGAAAGACAAATTTAAAGATTCATTCAGACAAATTCCCAGGTATATACCGAGGAACCGTAATGGATAATGTCGATCCGCTTCAGTATGGCCGTGTTAAGGTAAAGATTTATCCGATGTTAGCGGATGTAGAGACCACTAATCTTCCTTGGGCAGTTCCGATGTACCCGATATGGGAAGGTGCCGGAACTGGGATTGGATATTTTGCAGTTCCGGATATTGGGACGAATGTATTTGTAATGTTTGAGATGGGAGATATTTATCAGCCAGTTTATATTGGTGAAGCGCCTGATGCGGTAAAAGGATTGCCGAGTGATAGGACTACCAATTATCCGAATCGAAAAGTAATTAAGAGTTCAAGCGGAATAAAAGTAATTATAGATGACACGGCCAAGACAATAGATGTTGTTCACCCAGTTACCGCAAGGATATTTATAGATGCGTTAGGTAATGTAATAGTTAATGGTACAACAGTATCAATTAATCCAGTTTAATATGAGTGAAACATTCGGTAGTTTTCCATTTGGCGGATCAGGTTTAGAAGCAATAGGTACAGGAAGAAAGATTGCATGTTTAGGTGATGGCAGTAATCACGGAGGAACCTTGACTAGTACTAATCAAGATAATAAATTTTTAGTTGGTGGAATAGAAGTATGTGCGGAAGGTTGTGATCATACTTGTCCTATTCCGCTTCATGGGGTAACACAAGTAACTGCTATAATAATTAAAAGTTATGTTAATGGTAAATTAATAATAACTGAAGGCGCCCAAGCAGGGTGTGGTGCGGTAATAACTCCAATCGATAGACAGGTATATGTAGAATGAGTAAATATTTAAGAGTAAATTTTGGATATGCATATTTAGCTTCAACAGTTACCGATGTTGCTTTATCAATGACTTTAACTGCTGGACATAATTTTCCTACTTCGGCAGGTACCTTTATAGTATTAATTTGGGATAGCGTTATTTATGCTAATCCAGCCAATGATCCAAATAAAGAATTCGTAGAGGTGAGTTATTCTGCCCCTAATGTTTATACAATAGCAAGAGCTAAAGAAAGTACTACAGCAGTAGAACATTTAACTGGGAGTAAATGTGGAATATTTTACAGTGCAGGAGTTTCTACTGCTGATCTGTCGATAGTAGGAACGAAAGAAATAGATGAAACTGATATTGGTAATGGAAAAGTTGTTTCTTATAATGGTACTAAATTAATTTATACCACTCCAGCTGGGTATTCTGGGTATAGTGGACAAATTGGGGTTTCAGGTTATTCTGGGCGAAGTGGTTATTCTGGAATCGGTACTTCAGGATATTCAGGTATAAATTCAAGTGGTAAACAGTTATATACTTCAGGAACTGGAAATTGGCTTTGCCCTACAGGGGTTACACAGATTCTTTATACTATTCAAGCGGGTGGTGGTGGAGGAGCAGGCGGAGCAGATACCAACGGTGGTGGTGGCGGTGGTGGAGGTGGTGCTAAAGTAATGATTCCTTTAACTACTACTCCAGGTAATAACTATGCTTATGTAGTTGGAGCTGGAGGACAGGGTGGTAGATGGTCAGTTCAAAATCCCACAGCTGGAGGAAACACTACTTTTAATGGGGATAGTGTAACTGGTGGTGGTCGTGGTGGAACTGCAATTTCTAAAGAATATGGTGAAGCAGGTGGATTAGGAGGCGATAGGTACTCGGGAAGTAAGGATGGACTTGCAGGCATACCTTCTTTACCCGGAACTGGATTTGGTGGTGGGAATGGAGCTACTGCTGATGCTAATGGCAACTATAGTGGGGCAGGTGGAGGGTCGAATTTTGGTACAGGTGGTGCTGGAACTAGTGCAGCGGGTAATGGAAATCCAGGGGTTGGATATGGTGGTGGCGGTAGTGGTTCTAGTGAAGGTAATACTGGTTCATACATAGGTGGGGCAGGAACAGGTGGGTTTGTTCTAATAGAATGGTAAAGGAGTTAATATGGCTGTTAAACAAAAATTAGTTGTATGGTCGGATTTAAATCCTCAATTGGTTACTGATACTCAGGGGAAACTGAAGTTAGATGAGAATGTTGAAGCAGTAAAAGGTTCTATCGATAATATATTGAGAACTAGTCCAGGTGAACGTATATTTTTACCCACATTTGCTTTAGGGCTTCGCAATCTTTTATTTGAGCCAATTAACGATAGGCTATTAAATAGACTTTCTGATTCGGTTAAGGCTTCTATTGAAGCCTGGGATGATCGTGTTTTAATAGATGCAGTTGAATTTAAGTCCGATCCGGATTATAGTACAGTATATGTAAATTTAACGTTTCGGATTAGAGGATATTATGAGACCTTTAATCATACAGTAGTAACGAATTCTTAGGGGGTAATATGAGCAATCAGCTTTCTTTTGTAGATTATGATTTTGATGATCTGGTAACACAGCTTACCAATAGGCTTAAAGAGCGTGGGGCGTGGAAAGATACTTATCGTTCTTCAACTGGGTCTATGCTGATCGAATTGTTTGCGGCAGTTGCAAACTTAGTATTGTATTATGTTGAAAGAAGAGCCGAAGAATCATACATAATGACAGCTAAGAACAAATCTAGTATTATTAACTTAGTTAGGTTATTGAATTATATTCCAAAACGAAAAGTGTCTGCTACTGGTACTCTTAGATTTACTTTAACTGGCGGAGCACATACTCAAATTGTTTTTATTCCTAAATATACTGAATGTCAAACGAGCAGTGGAATTAAATATTTAGTGGCTGATGATGTAGCAATTATGGTTGGGCAGACGTATGTCGATGCAGAGGCGTTACAGGGCGAGTTAATAACTTTAGATTATACTTCAACTGGAAATACTGATCAGGAATATCTAATTGATGATGACTCCATAGAAAATACTAATTTGACAGTATCAGTAAATGGTGTTGAATGGACTAAAGTAACTTCTTTTATCGATTCTACTACAACTTCGCTTCATTATGTTCTAAGACCCGAATTAGATGATAATGTTACAATTCTATTTGGCAATGACGTCTTCGGTAAAGCTCCAGATTTAGGAGATGTTATTGAGATTAAATATGTTAAATCTGAAGGACTAAGCGGAAATGTTTATGAATTAGCTCGAGTTACTACTCTTAATGATGCTATTTATGATACGTTAGGAACTTCTAAAGCTTGTACAGTTACTAATACTACCGTATTCTTAGGCGGAGATGATGCAGAATCGTTGGAGGAAATTAGGGCTGAAGCTCCAAGCGTTTTTGCTACTGGAGATAGAGCTGTAACTAAAGCTGATTTTGTTTCGATAATAAACAATTATGCTGGCGTCGCAGATTCAAATGTTTGGGGGGAAGCGGAAGAGACTCCTCCTAATTATGATATGTATAACCAAGTTAAATTATGTGTAATACTTCAGAATTGGGAATTACCTTCTGCCACCTTTGAAGCTGATTTATCTGAATATTTATATACTAAATCATTAATGACGGTACGATA